GCGTTCCCTGATCTCATCACAGGAACGCCCATCACCAACACTGTCTTCAGTTACTTCATTTGCGCCGGCGCAACTGTCCGGTGGCTTAATGTGACACTTCGCCGCGATCTTATCCATCAGCGAATTGGTCACCGCCGCCCTGGAATAGAGCATCGACACCTCCGGCGAACCGACATCCGCTTCCACGCCCTCTCTTTCGAGAATGTCATCAGCAAATCCCAGTTCCACCGCCTTGTGCGCGTCCATCCAGGTCTCCGCATCCATCAGATGTGAGATTTTCGTCCTGCTCATGCCGGTCTTGATCTCATAGGCATTCATGATGGATTCCTTCACTTCAGCCAGCATGTTGATCGCCTTCTGCATCTCCACCGTATCGCCAAAAGCAATAGTGGCCGGATTGTGGATCATCATCATGCTCACAGGACTCATGAGCACCTTCGTCCCTGCCATCGCGATCACGCTTGCCGCCGATGCCGCAATGCCATCGATCTTCACCGTGACATCGCCTTTATAGTCCATCAGCATGTTATAGATCTGAGCCGCTGCCACGCAGTCACCGCCCGGACTATTGATCCAGACCGTAATGTTTCCTGTTCCGGCATTCAGTTCTTCTCTAAAAAGAGCCGGTGTGACATCATCGTCAAACCAGCTCTCTTCTGCTATGGTTCCATTCAGGAAAAGCACTCTCTCACTGACCTCTTCGCCTGAAGCCTGGTCTCTGATCTTCCTGCTTTTCCAGTTCCAAAACTTCTTCATCGGAATCTCCTTCCTCCTTTCCGTTGTTGCCTGCCGCAAATATCCCGGCATCCTCCAGCTTCGTCATATTTCCATTGATCAGATACAGATCACCACCCTGTTCCGCCGGGATTCTGTCCAGATTCTCCAGTTCACGGATGTCATTGGCGGACATCCAGCCGTTCTGTCTGGCTGTCGCATAGCCGTTCATCCTGCTCTGGTAATCTCCCCTTAACAAGCCGTCCACATTGAACTTGAAGAAGTATTTCTTCTTTTCATCCGGAGTCAGCAAGGCTCTCACCATTGCCTGCTCCCAACGGCTTACCCAGGGATCCAGCGTGTACTTCACAAACTCCAGCGACTGCTGCTCAATGTTATTGAAGCTGGACTTCTCCAAATCACCGATCATATGAGGCGGCACCCGGAAGATCCTCGCGATCTCATCGATCTGGAACTTCCTTGTCTCCAGGAACTGAGCCTGCTCAGGACTGATACTGATAGGCGTGTACTTCATGCCCTCTTCCAAAACGGCAATCTTATTTGCATTGCCGCTTCCTCCGAAGGTCGCCTGCCAGCTTTCCCTCACCTTGCTCGGATCCTTAATAGTCCCCGGATGCTCCAGCACACCGGAAGGAGCCGCACCATTGGCAAAAAACTTGCTGCCATACTCTTCCGTAGCGATTGCCAGCCCTATCGCATTCTTGGCCATAGCGATCGGACTGTATCCAACCAGACCGTCAAATCCAAGACCCGGAATGTGCAGCACATCGTGAGGCTGAAGCCTTACGGTTCTTCCAACCTTATTGGTGCCTTTCCTGCCGTCCACATCGTCCGAATCATAAACGGTGTACTCGTAATAAAGCCTTCCATGCTCATCACGATCCACCTTCATCCGATCCGGCATCAGCGGATACAGCGCAACAACTTCACCCTTGCCATTGCGGATGATCTGACTGTAGGCGTTGCCCCAAAGGAGCAAATGCGTCATCAGAGTCTCCCTGAAGATAAAGGAAGTCATCTCCGGATTCGGCTCATCATGGAGCAAAAAATAAAGCGGATGTTCCACCGCTTTCTCCTTACCGCCATCATCGGTATATCTGTAAAATTGTAATGGCAGACTTGCCACTGCCTCCGACAGGATCCTCACGCAACAGTACACTGCTGTCATCTGCATCGCAGACCGTTCTGTCACATACTTGCCACTCGAAGTACCTCCCAGAAAGAAGCTGTAGCTGCTTCCTGCTGTTCTATCTGTAGGCTTATCCCTGCTCCGAAATAAACCGCTCAGTATTCCCATTGCCATTCCCTCCTTCATATGCCTGATTCAAGGCTTCCCTAATCACAAGGAAGCCTATCATCGATATAATCAACATTGCTTTATCCTCAGAAGACCAACAGACCGCGCTCATCATAAACACTCCCCTGCGGTTCCGTCTGATTGCGGATGCACCGGTCAAGCGCCATGATTGCAGCCACAATGCCGTCGATCTTTTCTTTCGATTTTGCCTTCGTCACCTTGATGTTTCCGGCAGGATCCGTATCGACTACCACGTTGCCGGCCATCCACCTGAGAACTGGATGCCCTCCGTGAATGATCTGTCCTTCCATGAGCAGGCGATAAAAATCCTTCGTTGGTCCGGACATTGAAGCAAAGCCCTGACCGAACGGAACCATCGTGAATCCATCACCTTCCAGATTCTGGATCATCTGTGTGGCATTCCACCTGTCCACTGCAATCTCGACGATGTGGTATTTCTCCGCCAGATCGTTGATGAACTTCTCAATGAAGTCATAATGAATTACATTTCCCTCAGTCGATAACAGGTATCCCTGCCTCTCCCAGATGTCATAAGGAACGGAAGCCGCCTTCACTCTCTGCGGTATCGTCTCTTCCGGCACCCAGAAGAACGGAAGCAGAATGTACTTCTCATCCTCATCTCTCGGTGGAAACATCAGGACCAGAGCCGTGATATCTCCTGTGCTGGATAAGTCCAGGCCGCCGTAACAGTCCCTGCCTTCCAGAGCAGCCAGGTCGATCTCTTCATTTCCTTTCATGAATATCGCATCCGGTATCCATGCTACGGTACTTGAAACCCACATATTCAGCCTCAGCCACTTGAAAGTCACTTCATCTGCCGGATTCTGCTTTGCTTCCCGGTAGGCATCACGCAAACGTTCGATATCCACGGTGTATCCCAGCGAAGGATTGACCTTGTACCAATTTGCTTCATCCTCCCAGTCCTCATCATCCTTCAGTCCGTAGACCACCGGATAGAAAGTCGGATCCACACGCCGGCCTTCCAGAATATCCACCGCTTTCGTATGTAGCTCATAGGCTATGGAATGTCTGTCCGTGCCTGCCGTGGTGATAATGAAATGCAGTGGATTCTGTCTGGCATCCGATGATCCCTTTGTCAGAACGTCATACAGCTGCCTGTTCGGCTGCGTATGGATCTCATCAAACACCAATCCACTGACTGAAAATCCATGCTTACCCCCGACCTCTGCACTGAGCACCTGGTAATATCCTGAATTTCCATAATTAACGATTCTCTTTGTTGCCGTCATCAGCTTCGACCGTTTCAGAAGCGCCGGCGACATCTCCACCATCTGCCTTGCCACATCAAAAACGATGCTGGCCTGCTGCCGGTCAGCGGCAGCGCCATACACTTCAGCAGAAGGTTCATTGTCTGCATACAAAAGATAAAGAGCGACGGCTGCTGCCAATTCGCTCTTACCTACTTTCTTGCATATTTCCACAAAGGCTGTTCGGAACTGCCGATACCCATCAGGTTTGACGATTCCGAAGATGTCACGGATCAGCTGCTCCTGCCAGGGAAGCAGCCAGAACCTCTTGCCTGCCCATTTGCCTTTAGTGTGGCATAGGTTCTCGATGAACTTCACAGCCCTGTCAGCCTTCGCTTTATCATAGTGAGATGTCGGAAGCATAAATCTTGACGGCTTATAATTCTTCAGCTTCGGATAACCCGCAGGTCTTCTCTCCGCCATTAAGCCTCACCCCCAAGTAATGCCTCCATCTCATCTTCTTCGTCTTTGCCGACACCGGATGCTGCCATGATTCTCGATCTGGCAGACGGAGTAAGTCCGAACTCGGATGCCGCCTGCATCATCAGCCGCTGTTCCGTATTACAAATCGCAACCCACGGATTCGGTCTCTGCATACCATTTTCCGTTTCATAGGTAGCGCCCTCGGAATTGATATGCTCCTGGGCCTCTTTCCATCTGGCATAGGACTGACAATATGCTGCAAATGCAGACCGATCTATCTCCGTCAGCACCCCCATCTGATTCAGTTTCTCCGATAACCGGATCCATTCTGTCTTCGCTTCCGGCAATAACCATGCAGGGCAGTCGGGCATTCCCTTACCCGGATTCGGTTCTTTTGTGTTCAGTTTTCTCTTTCCCGGATTGCCTTCCAGCTTTTTCACAGCTGTAGGCTTCGGCTTTCTTCCAGCCATAGAGCATCGCCCTCCTTCCTTCCAAATTTCACTTTTCATTTCGCGATTTTGCACGCGTGACCCCCGCGCCGTTCCCTGGGAGCCGTACCTGTAGAGATTTCACCCGCCCCTACCCGCGACGATTTCCCCAGTAGTCCCCTCTCTTCGCGTGTATGGTTGAGTGACACGACTTGCACAGCGCGATCAGATTACTTCGATCGTGCGTGCCACCTTCACTCAGAGGCAGCTTGTGATGGATCTCTTCAGTCGGCACGATAATCCCACGTTCAAAACACAGCTCACAGAAGGGATGCTCCGCAGCATACTTGTCACGGATCCTCTTCCATGCACGACCGTATCTCTTCTTCGTAGACTTATCCCTGCCGTACTTCTCATAGTTACTGTTGCTCAGCT